TGAAAGTTTGCTCTCTGGAAGCGGCTTTCGGGTCGAAATTACATACCCAATTTGGGCACACCTGCACCCAATTTGGGCACGATTCGCCAGAGGGGCTTCCAGAAAGGGCGCCCGGGGGCCTATTCCTGCAGGAAAGGGCGGGCCCCCTGCTGCATATCCTGGGCCTGGGGCGGCGCCCCCTCACTCCGCTGTACCATCACGCTGGCGCGCCCATCGCATATGAGGCACCGCCCGCGCCCAGCCGCGGCTCATCAGCCGAGGATTAGCATCGGCATACGCATATGGCCAGCCGATGAGGCACGGGGGTATGCCTACCCAGGATGCTCAGCGCGCGAGGGACGAGGCGGGGCCCCCACCCTGCATGCCGGGCCGCCCTTGCGAATTAATTTCCGCGAGCCGGCCCGCCCCCCTCTCTCAGAAAAAAAAAGCGCTCTCTTTGAGGGAGCCCTACTGATTTTTCCGGGGGCTTGAGGGGGTATAGGGGGCTGGATTCTGGGCACCATTTCGGACAGGGGCCGTCTGAAAAAATTTATAAAATTTCGGAAAGTCTTAGACTTCCAGTTGTCTTGCTAGCACTTCGCCGCCCCTCGACCCAAAGCCCAGAATCCAAAGCCCAGAATCCAAAACCCAAATCGTTCGCACTGGTGTATAATGTAAGGATGACGTTAATCCGAAAGATAGCTGGTGCGCTTATCATTTTCACGGCCTATCTCCTCGCCTTCCTTTGTGCTGGATTGCTAAAGCTGGGTGCTTGGATGTCCGACCGAGAAGATGAGCTCGCCGATTTAGACAGAAAATTCAAGGAGCGACACCTATGAAACGTATTTTGGTTTTTGGGCTGATGATAATTTTAATTGCCTGCGAAAAAGACTTCCTCGTCTCGCCGACGCCGGTCCCGTCTGGAATTCCAGATGTTGAAGAACCGGCTCCGCCCCTATACCCTCGCATCGACCACCCATTTTCTTGGGAATTGGCGAGAGGCTTTACGCTTTTCGCCGGAGCGAGAGCGAGCGAAACTCAAATCAGAGAAATCTTCTCAGCTTTCCGTGCGAAGTGGCCGAACCTTTTGCTTACAGCGAGAGTCTGCGCGGAAGTGCAGTCTTGGCCGGATACTCTTTATCTCCCTCGAGGGGCGGAAGCAAGACCGAATTTCGATAAGACTTCTGCAGCTTACAACGAACTCAAGCATTTCCTCGATGTCGCAGCGACAATACATGGAACGCAGGTCTTGGTTGTGGCTATATGCAACCTGAAAGAGGACGGCACAAGTTGGGAGAACATGAGGAAATGGACACAGAATGTTTGTCACCTCACATCCCAATACGCAAATACTGCAGTTGAAGTTGTAAATGAAGCTCGGCATCCGAACTCTTCGTTGAAGCGTGGCGAATCGAGGGTCAATGAGTTGATGAGTGAGTGCCACAATGCAAGCGAACGCTATATGGAAGTCGGCTCGGATTCGAAGGCTCCCTATCGGTATGACCAAGGAATTGCAACCTTTCTCTCTTATCACCCACAGCGTAATCCGGACCCAACGAAAGTCGAATTGAGAAACATTGTCCGCGAGAGAATTGGCGCGACTGTTTTCTCCGAGACGACGAGTCTGGACATTGAACGCTACTCTCCGGATTATAGGGGAGCGACGACGAGTATTCGACAGATTGAAGATTATGCGAGGCATGCTGAGAAAGCCGGCGGAGTCTTTGTTTATCACACGACGTGGCTTCTCGGTTGGCCGGAACTTCCGATAGGTTATATCCTCAATCGTGGCGACTGGCCCATCAGGCACGGTCGATGATTTTCCTAGCGTTTTTCCTCGTCTCGTTTCTCGGACTCCTCCTGATGGGTCTCTGGATAACCGCCGATAACGGAATCGTTAATGAAACTAGGAGGCACAATGAGAAGTGAGTCACCGACCTTCGACAAAGCGATTGAATTTGTTGAGAAGATTCAAACTGATTCGATGGATTATGCACCCGGTGAGTTTGAGCTTGTCAATGAGCTGAGTCGCTCGCCTTGGCCGACCTATCTCGGAGTTGAGATAGAGAAGAAGCCTTTCATTTTCATGCTCCCGCGCAAGTGTGCCAGTAATTCGGTTAAGGAAGCGCTTCTTCAAATGGGAGCAGTCGGGCACAAGCATTTCACTCGCGAGCAAATGCTCAACATGGTGATGGTTCCGAAGATCGCTACAGTTCGTCACCCAGTCGATAGGCTGGTCTCGAGTTGGAAGCACGGAACGCAAAGAGACCAAGGCTACTACATGCTCAACGGACTGTATGCTTGGATGCCTTGGGATGAGTTTCTTGATTTGGTTTGCACAACTTGGAATGATGCAGTTGCGAACTATCATTTCCGTTCTTATTCGCTTGAGCTCTTGGATCTTGGTTTTGCACCGAGCCACATCGTCAGGTTAGAAACCCTCGAAGCAGACTGGGCCCAGCTAACAAGGAAATTTGATTGGCCCAAAGCGAAATTCCGACAACTCAATGCAACAAAGAAAACTGAAGTAACCGTAACCAAAGACCAGCTGAAGAGATTGGCCATTCGGTATGAAGCCGATGCTTTTAACTTCTGCTACGACATCCTAAGTTGGGAGCCTTAAATGAAACGAATTCTAGCCATCTCTTTGCTTTTCACTTTCTCTTGTGCCGGCCGAGTAACGAATACTGCTCCACCAGGTCAAGCACTGAATAATTCGGTTGCGATTTTCACGCCTTCGGGTTCGGGCCACGGATGTCCGGTCAATGGGAACATCTTTACGGCTGCCCACGTGATGGGAAAACATCAAGGAGCGAATTGGTCGGACCAAAATCAGAATTCGGGTAAGGCTTCTCTCTTTGGTTTCTCTCGGACATCGGATATCGCAAGGCTTGTCGTTGAGCGTGGAACGGTCGAGAGTCTGAAGCTCTCGAAGAAGCTTCGGCCCGGCGACCGAGTCTATTGGTTCGAATACAACTGGTCGAGCCGCGTAAAAGCGTTGAGCGAAAAATTCAGAACTGCGAAAGTATTGCGGACGGTGGCGAATCATCTCATCCTCTCACAAAGCCCAATACCTGGAGCAAGTGGTGGGTGTCTCTTCGCCGAGGATGGTGGCGTCGCGGGAATCGTAATCTGGGGGATGACCCTCAAGAACAAAGAGAAAGTCGGGGTTGCTGCGATTCTCTTTCCGGAAGATGTTAAATGAGATTAATAGGATTAATGATTCTAATTTGCGCGTGGCAAGTTGCCTTTGCAATTTGCGGAAACGGTTCGTTTGACCGACTTGCTTGGAAGGAGAGTAAAGATGGCTAAAGACGCAGGCTTCGAATTTGCTAAAGACCTACTCGACGATCCCGCTTACATTGCGCAGCTGAAAGACCGACTTGAAAACGGAACACTCTCAGCTCAGCTTGAGAAGAGTCTTTGGGATCGACGCTTTGGAAAGCCAGCAGAAACAATTCAACTTGAGCTATCGCAAGAGTCCCTCGAGGACAAGTCCCCCGAGCAGCTTGCCGCTTATCTCGAAGAACTCAAACTTCTTGCAGCCGATTTAGTGGTTGACGTATGACAAGCGAAGAACAACGAAAAATGAAGACACTTCCCCATCGTGCGCGGATGTCTCGCTGGTTTGCGATGTGCGTGAATGGCCATAACCACACTTGGACTCAGTCTGCAATTGATGCTGAGCTAGATCGCGCTGAAAATGAAATGCGCGAAAAACTGGAAAAAGGGGCTCAGTAGAAAAAAATGCTTACACCAGAGAAGATCCTCGAATTGCAAGCAGTTCTTGAGGAGCCCGCGTCGAAAAACGTAGGAATGACTGCTGTCCAGAAAGAAGAGCTCAGACAGCGGCTTGTCGCAGAAACAACGAGGGTCCGGGATTATATCAAACGGTTGGAGTGGCGAAATAATCCGGTTAAGTGGGCTGAAGAAAAATTGGGCGAGCATATGTGGTCCAAGCAAATCGAGATCGCTTTGTCAGTTAGTAAGAACCGGAAGACGGCCGTCCCGAGTTGCTTCGCAAGCGGAAAGTCTTGGCTGGCTTCTCGTTTGGTCACTTGGTGGATCGATACTCACGAGCCAGGTGACGCTTTCGTAGTCACGACTGCTTCGACTGCTTCACAGGTCAAAGCGATTCTCTGGAGAGAGCTCTCTCGCGCTCATTCGAAAGGGAATTTAGCTGGTCGGTTGAATCAAGACCAGTGGTATTTGAATATGCCTGACGGACGCGAAGAGCTTGTTGCTTTCGGACGGAAACCGGCTGACTACGACCAAGCTGCTTTTCAGGGAATTCATGCGCGCTATGTTTTGGTGATTGTCGACGAGGCGGCCGGTGTTCCCGGTACTCTCTTCGACGCAGCTGAGTCTTTGACTGCAAATGCAGAATCTCGAATGTTAGCGATTGGAAACCCGGAGGATGCGGGCAGTGAGTTTGCGAAGATGTGTTCGCCCGATAGCGATTGGAATGTAATCAAAATTCGCGCGGATGAGACTCCGAATTTTACTGACGAGGAAATTCCTGAGCGCCTGAAGCATGTTCTCATTTCTGAAGTTTATGTCGAGGAGAAGCGCAAGAAGTGGGGCGAGTCAAGCCCGATGTGGAAAGCGAAAATTCTGGCTGAGTTTCCCTCAACAACTGTCGACGGACTCATCCCGATTAACTGGGTCCGAGCCGCTCAAGAACGGGACCTTTCGAAAGACGTCGGACCGATTGAGATAGGAGTTGATGTGGGGGGAGGCGGCGACAAATCAGTCTTCGCGCATCGCGTCGGCGGACGTGTTAGAATTATACGGAAGGACCAAGAGCCCGACACGATGAAGACCCTCGACAATCTCTGCGATGCGATGGATGAGACGGGTGCTGAGCTCGCGAAAGTTGATGAGATCGGAATCGGTCGAGGGGTCGTAGACGCAGGACGTCGGCGGTCCGGCTTCAGAGGGAAAATTCTAGGTGTGAACGTTGGCCGAGGCGCAAAGAACAAAGAGAATTTTGCGAATATCCGAGCTGAGGCTTGCTGGATGCTTCGTGAATTATTTCGTGAGGGGCTTATCGACATTGACCCTCGAGACGAGGACCTTGTTGCACAGCTAATCGAGATTCGTTACAAACGACAATCAGGTCGAATACAAATCGAGAGCAAAGACGAAATGAAGCGGCGAGGGATCGACTCCCCCGATGATTTCGATGCAATCGTTCTTGCTTTCATTCCAACCGATATGGCCGGCCGCGCGCCGAGACCAAGACGGCTTATTTGGGGCTAAAGCATGAATCTAAATACTTGGAACAACCCACCGAAATGTCCCGATTGCGAAGGCAATCATTTTGCTAGTGCAAGCTGCTCGAAGAAGATAGAAGAAAGTGCTCATCAAGTGAATAGAGTCGCGGACATCACAGTCGTGAGCCCGCCAACCACACCTGATAATTCATTGCCCGCTTATCAAGGTATCTCGAGGGAGAGCTCTCGAGGGCCGGAACCTAAGCAACTGAAGGAGCTTTACTAATGGGAGTTAATACAACTCATCGTCTTTATGGCGAATTCATCGAACGCTGGATTCGCTGTCGCGATACTTTCAACGGAACAGACGCAGTCAAAGGAAAAGGGACGGACTACCTCCCGCAGCTTGACAGCCACGTGAATGATGCAATCCGATACGGCGAATATAAGCTTAGAGCTTTGTTCTTTAACGCGATGGGCCGAACTGTCGAGGGTCTTGGCGGCTTTATTTTTCAGAAGCCGCTAATCGTCGATGCGCCCGCCATAATTGAAGACGATTTAAACGATGTAACGATGACCGGCATCGACCTAGCAACCTTTGCCCTTGGAACGGGCCGCGAGCTCTTGCTAACAGGGCGCTTTGGAATCTTGATGGACTTGCTCTCCGAAGATCAAGAGCGGACAGACGATGTTCCACAGCGACCCTACTGGATCGGCTACGCAGCAGAAGATATTATCAATTGGCGGACAGAGCGGAGAGGCGACGACCCTGCAGTTCTGACGCGGGTAGTTCTTCGAGAGTGGGCCGAAGAGCCCAATCCAAAGGACGAATTTGAAATGCTCGAAGTCGAGCAGTTCCGTGTCTTAGAACTTACCGACGAGGGCTATTCGCAGACGGTTTGGCGGAAGCTTGAGAACTCAGAAAAATATTTCATCTTTATCGCGCCTGTCTTTCCTCAACGTCGAGGGGAGAACCTAATGCGGATCCCGTTCCTCTGTCTAGGCCCAACGGCCATCACTTGCGATGTCGCTAAGCCGCCTCTAATCGATATGGTCGACGTCAATCTTTCACACTACCGAACGATGGCCGACTTAGAGCATGGCCGACACTTCACCGCGCTCCCGACTCCTTGGGTCTCGGGTGCTCGCGAGCAAGAAGACCAGCTCTTCATCGGCGGTGGAGTTGCTTGGGATTTGGAAAAGGGCGGGATGGCTGGAATGGTTGAATTCACTGGTCAAGGGCTAGGCTCGCTTGTAATCGCCGAGACCGACAAACGAAAGATGATGGCGATCCTCGGCGCACGACTCTTAGAAGAAGCACCAAATGCGCCGGAGACCGCAACAGCCTTTATTGGCAGGCACTCTGGCGAGGGGGCAACTCTCCGGACAATGTGCAATGTCCTTAGTCGCGCTTTCACCCAGATTCTTCAATGGCATGGTTGGTGGGTTGGGACTGAAGCTTTCCCCGAAGAGGTGAATGCGAAGGTCGAGCTCAACAAGGAATTCATGCAAGTTAAGATGGACTCACAAGAAGTCCAAGCTCAGCTCCAGCTTCTTCAGGGCGAAGCAATTTCTTATACAACCTTCTACCACAACATTACTGTCGGCGGTTGGACCCGACCGGGTATTGATGTTGAGGAAGAGCGCGACGAGATAACCAAAGAGGGCGGGAACATAAATCCCAATGAGACTGACGAAATTGTCGAGCCTCAGAAGCAACCGGTAGTAATTGAAGAAGATAATTTTGAGGAGGAAGAGACTAATGGCGAAGACACCAACGATAGCGAAAGCTGATCCTAAGGATTCTTACCAAAATATTCCTGGAATCAGAACTGAAGAAGCAAGAACTCGTCCACGAGTCGAGCGGGCTACGGCCCGCTTTTTCTCACGGATATATGCGCGGGTTGACAAGGCTGATCTGGAAGCGGCCCTTGCGGATAACGACCAAAGACGGGTCTTGCTTCTTTTTGAACTAGCTGCACCCGAAGTTTCGAAAGGCCTAGAGAATGTGCTAGGTGACGCGCTTAATCGAGCAGGGAAAATTACTGCGAAAGAGATTAATCGCCAAGCTGAGGGTGACGGCGATGAGTTCATCGAACATCAGAGTGAGTAGGACCCATACTTGGGGAGTTGGTTCACTTCATCCACACCGAATTATCACAGACGCAGACGGGAATATAGAGTCCTATGTTTTCTGGGAAGTCGACGACATTCGGATTTGCCAACGATTTGTCACTAGAGAACTAGCTGACAAAATCGAGATAGCAAGAGGTTACAATGGGCTTTAAATTTGAAAACATCGGTGCAGGCGCACAAGCTGCAATCGGTGAAAACATAACCGCGATAACCAACGAGACCCTCGCTGGCATTCAAGCGATTGTCGCGCGTGGCTTTCGAGAGCAGATCCCGCCGCGTGAGTTGGCAAAGATGATTGAGAAAACTGTAGGATTAAATGCACAGCAAGCTCAGTCGGTTATGACCTTTCGTCAGGGCTTGATTAATTCAGGGACAAGCCCCTCGGTTGTAGCTCGCTCCGTCGAACGCTTTAGCACCCGAAGAATTCGTGACCGCGCGAAAACGATTGCGCGAACCGAGACGATGAAAGTCCTCAACAAGGGTCAGTCACTTTCGCTTATGCAGGCCAAGGCCCAAAGACATCTTCCTCAGGACTCCCAAAAAGTTTTCATCCTAACCGAGGATGAGAAGCTCTGTCCGGTCTGCGCACCCTTCGAGGGGGAGGCTGCACCAGTCGACGAAGAATTTTTTTTCGGAGACCCGCCACTCCACCCTCGCTGTCGCTGCACTTTCGGTTTCAAGCGAGCTCAGACTGCAAATGATAAACTCGACCGTCGGTTAGCCGCGCAAGACAGTTTGCCCGGTGAGTCATTCTTCAAAATCGACCAAAATACGGCGAATAGAATCCAGATAGATGGGGGTGCAGCAATGGAGGCTCGAGCCTCTTTTGCCGCGAGAATCAAGGCACTTTCGGATGAAGGTTTTTCGATGCAAGGGCTGAAAGAACTAGAAGCTCTCACACTAACTTCCGCTAAAAACCGAGCACTTGTTTCGATGTGGCAAACGGCTATTTCGGCTCTAGAACAATCAGCGGCTAGACTAGATATCATGGGAACTATTCGAAAGCTTAAAACAGGAATGGTCCGAGTTAAATTTCAAAGTCTAAAGGGATCTCTTGCGGAAGCAGGGGATGGCATAATCTATCTGAATGTAAATTCCTCTTCTTGGCTGACAGAACAAGCGGCGAATGCTGAGGGCTTACTAAGCTTCCAACGAAAAGGAAAATTTAAAATCCGTTGGTTTGCAACCTCTACGACAGAAGGAACTATTAATCACGAGCTGGGCCATATTTTTCACAAAATGAAAAAAAAGACTCTTTATAAAAATTACATGCAAAACTATAAGAAAGGGGATATAAATTGGACAAAGTTAGCTGACGGAGACGTAAAAAAGGGACGCCGCTTAAAAGAGCAAGCGACCGAGCAAGTAAGCAACTACGCAGGATCCGATCCGATTGAACTAATCGCAGAAATGCACGCTGCTATGGCCGAGGGGGAAGTCTTCAGTAAGGAGATGATGGCCCTGTATAAAAAAATGGGTGGTTTTGAACCAAACTTAAAGAAACCGATCTCTCCGACAGCACCCAAACCAGTTCCAAAACCGCAAATCCCAAAACCGAAACCAATTCCGGAACCACTTCCAATTCCGGAACCACTTCCAATTCCGGAACCACTTCCGAAACCAAAGCCAATTCCGGAACCACTTCCAAAACCAAAGCCAATTCCGGAACCACTTCCAAAACCAAAGCCAATTCCGGAACCAAAACCAATTCCGGAACCAAAACCGAAGCCAAAACCAAAGCCGAAACCAAAGCCGAAACCGGAGCCAAAACCTCCTGCTACTATTCCGACTGGCCCAGAAGGCGACATTATCAGAGAAGTTATTCGTCTCAAAGAATCTGGCTTAAGCTTTCGGAAAATTGAAGAAGCAATGGGCTGGCCAAACACTAATGGAACTAAACCCTGGAAAATATACAAAAAATACGGAGGATAGAAAAATGAAAAAGCCAGAAATAGCCTGTGTGACTTGCTCGCGTTTTAACGGGTTAGGCGAGAGTCGAATCCTTACTTGTACCGCATTTCCCAAAGGAATTCCCAAAATAATCCTTGACGGGGATGAGTCGCATAGAGATCCTTTTAAGGGCGATAACGGATATCAATGGAGGCCACTCCTAGGCTTCGAGAGATTTGATACGCCAGAGAGAATCCATGACTACGATATTCTTCCTATGTTTAAGGATGACAAAAAGCAGAAAGCCCGCTAACGTGTTATAATAAAAATTGAGGAGGTAATTCTACCTACTCAATTTCAGCTTAAAACTGAAAGGAAGTTAGATGGCAGGAACAATTGCTAATACCATCGAGTCGATGATTGGCCAGACTCTCGTAAAGTATACGATTGCTTGGACAAGCGATGCCTCCGGTGATGTAAATACAAATGCTTTTGAGATGAAACGAGGCGCAATCTACCAAGCCAAATTCATCCCCTCCAGCTCGGCTGCTCCAACGGCCAGCTACGACGTAGTTTTAAACGACCAAGATGGCGCTGACCTTTTGCAGGGCGCCGGTGCTGACCTATCGGCAACGATTGCTACAGCGATGCCCTTCGACGCAAGGCCGATTGTCGATTCGGATACCGGAGAAACTGTCGACCTTGTTGTGACTAATGCAGGAAATGCCAAGGAGGGCTCAGTTGTTGTTCTCCTCGGACCGATCATCTAATTCAGAAAGGAAGAGACA